ACTAAATAAACCCCAACCATATCCATCAACACCTCTTTCCCAATGGTCTCTACAAGGTTCATCAAATCCTAATTCTTTTAAAGCTAATGCTTGTTCATAAGGTATAAATTCTTTTTTCATCTTATTCTGATTTAAAGGTTTGGTTGTAATATTGTTCTGCTGAATTAATTAAATGTTCTCCATCGCTTTCTCCTTCTAAATAAGCATTCATTATCTGCTCCTTCTCCATTTGTTTAGCTTGTCTTATTAAAGCATCAAACTTAAACGAAGGGTTGCCTTGTTGTATTTTTTCAACCAACCATTCAACTGCTGTCTGTTTATTTTCCATAAGTTTCATTATAATATTCCTCAAATTGTTTTTCAAATATTTTCCTCAATCGCTCGTGTTTTGTAGATTGTTCCAATACAGCATCTTTCATTTGTTGCTTTTCCATTGCTTTAGCTTCTTCAAGTATTGAATACCAAGTGAGCTTATCTTTAGGGGTTTCCCACAATTTCTCAAATAACCAGTCTACTGATGTTTGTTTCATTTTAAAAATATTTTAAGTGTTTTACCATCATCTTGAAATTGTATTTCAACATCCTTAGCATTATAGTTTGTATAGGCTCTACCATTGTAAGGTTCCGAGTGTTGTATAACTTCTACTCTATTTATTTTTGATGTATTATTTTGTTCAGTTTGCCATTTAGCACCCTCAATAAAACCTTTTTTCTTATCTAAGTTAATTCCATAATTATAAGGTTCTGGTAATTCATTAGCATATTTTTCAGCGGCTTCTTCTAATTTTTCTTGTTTAGATTCAATCCTATCTAACATTTGAGCATCTAAAGAAGTTTTATATCCTAACACAACATCTTTAGGTTCTTCTAAAGGGCCACAATCACAATATGTTGTATGACCACAATAGCATTTAATTTGTTTAGGTTCTTCTTTTGGATTTTCCATATAAAATTATTTACTGTTCGATTTTCGCATTTAAACCATTTTCTACTAAAGCATCACAAATAGGTAATAACTTGGCAAAATCAGCTGTCTTTACAGCATATTTACCTTTATTGTGTATGATTTGAGCACATTGTTCTGCTTGTTCAATAGTATGGTTACAATATTGCATTAAACAAATTATTACGTTTTCAAAACTATTTACATCATCATTATAAACCACAATCTTGCTTTGCATAACGTCTTTTATTAAATCTTCTACTAAAATATCTTCTTCTAGTTTCATTGTATTGTTTTTAGGAATTTAATTGTGTTTTCTTTATTCTCCTTGAAGCAGTCAGATACGTCTTTGCAATTAAGATATTCAGGTTTATTTATTGGTTCTATATCAAAATCAACTAATAATCTTTCAGAAGCTTTATAACCAGCTTCATCCCAATCATAAAGTGATTTGATATTAATACAATACTTTTTTACATGTCTTATGAAATCTTTATCATAAGCTGCGTGTTCACCGTGAATAGCTACAGATTTTATACCATATTCCCACAAAAGCATAACTTCTTTCATAGAACTGGTTAATATTAATAGCTCTGGTTTAGTATTTTTAATATCCATTTGATAATAACCTTGAACATCGCAAATGTTATCGGTATTACTATACCACTTCTTACCTTTAGATCTTGTTGGGAAATATATCTTTAGATGATTAGATTTTGGGAAATAATATGCAAAGCATAGCTCATTCTTCTTGATAGGGAATGGGTTCTTTTTAATCCACAAACTCTCTACAGAATAAACATTAAACAATTTCAATGTTTCAAAGCTAATACCAAAACTATTCCAATATTCTAAATCATTGTCTGTAAACTTTTTAGGTACAATCTTAATGTCTACAGCTTGTTTTACAGGTTTTACATATTCTTTAAGTATTGGTTTTGCATTGAACTTTTCACCATATAACCCAAAATCAGCTACAATCTTTTTTACTGCTTCAGGATAACTAAGTTTATATAGTTCTTGAACAAACCCAATTGCAGAAAGATTATCTCCAGTTGCATGATCCTTAAACCTTAACTTTCCAATAGAAGAATAATAAAGACTACAAGAAGGATTTTTATCTGTCCTTAAAGGAGAACAAAACAACCTATCCTTGTGACCTATATAATGATAAAGAATATCTGCATCATCCAAACATTCATTTATCATTGTACTGTAATCTATATTCTTATTTATTTTCATAATTACAAAAATAAAAAAACCCTGCTACAATAATATAGCAGGGCTTCAGTTTTAAAATATTAAATACTAATAATCGGAATTAGTATCTGTAACTACTGCACTTTCAGCATTTACAGGATTCATACCTTGTTGATATTCAGTAAGTTCACCTTTAAAAGTAAAATTCTTAACACCATATTCACCATAGATATCTTCTACAAACTTAGCTAATTGATACATAGAAGTATTACCCATTTTAGCTTTAGTGTTCAAACCTTCAAAGTTATTCTTAGCATATTGTCTAAAGAATTTCATATAGTGACCACTACAGAAACCTTTTGTTTCAATACGGTTATATTCTTTAGTTTCAGTGTTACCATCATTATCAGTAACTTCTTTAACTCTAACGCTAAAGTTACACATTACTGTATGTGTACCAAAATCAATAACCAAGCTATTAAGTTCTTTCATGTTACCTGTCCAAAACTTCTTGCTATCTTCTGGAAACAAACTTGATTCTGTATCAAAAGCACTAATGTTTGTCCAACTTGCTAAGAATTCCAATAAGCTAGCTTCACCTTTATATGCTTTACGATAAGCCAAAGGTTGTTTAATTTTACCTGGTGTATTAGTAAAATACTCACTTAAGTTAGCTTCATCATCACAATAAATAGATTTACCATGTTGATTTACAAACTTATACTTCCCAGTAGAACTAACATCATATGTTTTATAGATAGTAAAGTTAATAGGTGATTTTTCACCAGTCTTTACTTCTTTAACCCAAACAGTTACATTCAACTGATCACAGAAGATGCTATCAAGTTCATTACCATCTTTATCTTTTTGTTTTAATTCTACGTTCTCCTTGAAGTATTCAAATTCAGGTTTGGCTTCATAATCTTCATCACGTTCAATACCAAGAATATTATCCAATTCTTCACGAGTCGGGTTAAAAATAAGAGGAATTATCTCTCCAATGCCTACATGAAATTTTTTGTCTTTTTGACTGTTTTTAGCTACTTTCATTGCTGTTCTAATTTAGTTTTTAATTATTTAAATTTTTGATTTCTAATTCTGGTAAATAAGAAAAATAACATTTTTTATTTGATGATGCTTTATTTTTTAAAGCATATCTTTTTATTACTACAGGGTTCATTTTTAAATCAATTGATGCTTCATGACAAGATTCATATGCATTTAACAAATCCCAGTTTAAAGAATAGGTATATATTGTTTTTATATTTTTACATAGTCTTAATTTTACTTTTTCTGATTTAAAATACCTCCATGTAAAACCTCCTGTACTTATTTGTTTTTCTTTACAACATTTGGATATATTAGTCACATGTAAATTTAAAGCTTTTGCTGCATCATTAATACATTCCCACTCTTTAATAAAATTTCCTTCCAAATCATACTGATACACTTTTATTACATTTGCTTTTCTCGATTCTTCAAAAAATTTATTAGATGGTTTTATATTTTTCTTAATTTCCCTTAGTTTTTGTTTTCTTTCTTCTGAAAAGAATTCTTCTGATGGGCTATCTCCCCCTGGAGTTAAATTTGTTAGTATTCCTGTTTTTAAATTAATTCTCCCATATAAACTAACAAATTCTATTTCTTTTTGCTTTATAAAATTCCTATCGCTGCTTTCAAGAAATATTTCCACTTGTATATTTTTATTACATTTAGAAAAAACCTTTTTCCAGAGGCTGCTTCTTTGAACAAAATCCCAAGCTCTTTTATATCTTTGACCATCAGCATAATGTTCACTTAGATATTTTTTATAGATTTTACCTATACCAATATAAAATGGTTCGTTTTTATCCAAACGGATATGTCTATACAAATAGTATATGTTTTCATTTTTTACCATTTTACAATATAAAAAATATTTGTAACATTTACAAATCTATAACTATAATCAGTGACTTGGATTAAATCCTAGTACTTGGATTTCACCAATACCTACCATCATTTTTCTTTCTTTCGATTCGTTCTTTTTTACTTGCATTTTTATTTAATTTAATTGTTTAACTATAATAATCTTCTAATGATTTAAAAATATAACTTGCATCATTTGCTATTTCCAATAGGTTATTACCTGTTTTATCAGGAAATAATCCTTCCGGTGTTTTAGAACTTGTATCTTCAGCAAATGTTCTTAAAAAGTATTCAGGCTTACCTTCTTTAATTCTCTTATCAGCAAAAAGAACTACAGTATAGTATGCTTCAACACGACCTTCGTACTGTTTCCCTTGAACTTTAGCTTTTCTTTGCTTATAACCTTGTTCTACAACAGTTTCATCATGACTAAGAACAATTACATCTTTTTGTACTGCTCTAATCAAATCAAAATATCTAGCTAATTGCTTATTGTAATTAGAATAAATATCAAAACCCTTAAAATTCTGTTGCATTTCATTATGCAACATATCAAAACCCATAGATTGAGAGTCTACAATAATACTTTTGATATCAGGATTATTCCCAAAATCTTCAATATTCTTTAAGAACCCAGCCCATGTTTTAGGTCTACCAGTAAATTTAAAATTACCTTTAAATGGTAATGGTTTCTGTTCTGAATTAACAAAACCTGTTTTGTCAAAATCAGCTGTCTTACTTAAGAAACTTTTACCATAACCTGAAGGTCCAACTATTAGAACCTTACCGAAATCTAATCTGCTCATATTGTTTTTATTTGTTACAAATATACTAAATTCTTATTGCTTTTTCTAATGGTATTAAAGGTTTTTGTAGGAAATATGTATGGTTAAATATGCTATCATAATCCTTTTGTTGCCATTCTCTTATTTCTGTAGATTTTGGCAATTCCTTAAATAAACCATTTTGACCCATAAATACTGTACCTATTGATGCACCATCGACACCATAACTATTCTTTAGGATAGCTACACTTCTAAAATACTTATTACCATTAATAGGACTTCTGAACTTTTCTACATCTCCATAGTTTTTATCAGTTGTATTATACCTAATAGGATCAAATAAGCTTAGTACAATATCAGAAGCTTCACCCAAATTACCAGTTTCTTTGATGTTATCAAGATGTGGTTCAAAACTGTCCATTTTTTTATACAATGGATTACTTAAATCACGGTTTAACTGAGAAACTGCTACACAAGTATATCCTAAATGGTCTCGAAAGTATTGTAAATGTTCTACTAATCTGTCAATTGCTTGCTTTTTAGTAGGGTAATCTTTAATAGGTTTAGTTAAACCTATGTGATCTACAATTACAATTACATGTTCATTTGGATCATTAGCAATGTACTTCTTCTTGAACTCAGATATATTTTCTTCTTTGCCAGCTGTTTCTGAATAACCTTTAACAATTCTGAATATATCATTAGGACTTCTCTGACCTTCGTATATATCTAATGTATTTTGCAGATTAGTAAAATAATCTTCATACAGTTCTACATACTTAAATCCATCAGGTGTAAGCTTTTTGTTTCTATACCAACCTAATAATGTTCCTAAATCTAAATCTACTCCTTGTTCTTGGAATATCTTTAAACACATCCACTTACCAAAACTAAAAACAATACTTCTCTCCATAGAAAAAAGTATTATCTTAAGTTTTACCTTGTTAGTACTAAAGTTATCCTCAAATGGGTTCATTAAGAAAGCTAAATTGGTAAATGCAGATTTACCGGAACCCGGTGAACCAATAACAGAAATCAACATCTTTCTTTTCAAGGAGATATAATTATCTAATCTTTGAAAACCTGTTGATAATCCTTCATTCTTACCGTCAATACCTTCATTAATAGCACTTTTCAGGTTTTCATAATAGTTCGTCATAACTCAAATGTTGTTGTTTTTAATTCTTCTTTCTCTTCAAAGCTATCATAAGCTGAAGCTAATTGAGATGTATACATTCCTTTAGATTGTTCCTTAAGGATAAAGTATTTAATAGCAGGAGCAAAGCTATTCTTTTTACTACAAACTTCTATGTGCTTGTTAATAACCTTAGTAATTTTAACAGTATCTCTGTATTCTGGATAATATTTCCAAAATCTTTCAAGAAATTGTTTTAACTCCACTTCTGTAGGTCTAAAATAAATACCACCAAAGCCTTGTATTTGTTCTTTACCAACAAACTTCTTCATGGTTTTCTTTAGTTCATCAAGTATATCCCTATAGTTTATACTAAGATTTACTTTTTTATTACCTGTAACAGAATCTATTAAATCTAAACCCTTTTTAGTAACCTTACCTCCAGGAAATATATAACCATCCATCATTAACTCCAAACTCTTGTCAAATGTAGGTTCTTCATCTATTGATAATAACCATAAATACACAAAACTGTCTACTTTAATAGGCAGTTTCTTAATCTTCTCTGGTGTTAATTTTAATTCCATAATTAAAATAAGCTCATTTGCTTAACTTCTTGTAAACTTGTTATAAAATACTTGTCCTTTTTGTTCTTTTCTACTTTAGCTATGATCTTATAAGCTTTATAGATGTACTGATTGAGATCTACGTGATAGTCATCAAATGTTTTAGCTTCAAACTTATTGAAATACTGTACATAAATGTTACCTAAATCATTTGGTGCTGCTTGATGAACATTCATAGGTTTACCAGTAGAACCAGTACCTCTTTTGAACAATTGCCAATTAGAACTAGTAGAATAATAATACCTAACCAATTTCTTTAGTTTCACATTTTCATTCTTGTCATTTTGTAGTTCAAGATACAGTTCACCTGTAGCTCTTGACATAATACAAAAATCATAAATGTTCTTGTGGTTCCTAATAAAATCTTCAGGTTTAGTTCCTTTTGTAAAATATTCTTGAAGAGATAATGCTACAACTCTATTAGATTTATTCTTCCAAAGTTCAAACTCAGATATAAAA